TACCAGCAGGTGCACACCCTGGGCGACACCCTGCCGTCCCTGACCGTGCAGAAGGGCGTCCCTCGGGTCGACGGGACGGTCGACGCCTACTCGTTCCTCGGGTGCACCGTCGACTCGTTCGAGATCGACTCGACGAACGCCGACCTGCTCACCGCGAAGTTCTCCCTCGACATCGCGGACGTCACCACGGCGCAGAGCTACGTCTCGCCGTCCTACCCGGCCGAGCCGAACAACCTGTTCCACTTCGGCCAGGGCGTCGCCGAGATCGGCGGCACGCTCACCTCGGCCACCACGACCGCGCTCGCGTCGATGGCGTCGGAGATCACCGTGGGGGTGCGGAACTTCAACCTCCAGGTCAACAACAACATCAACGCCAAGCGGTTCAACTACGGCAACTCCGGCCGGAAGTCGCAGCAGGTCATCGGCGGGCTCCGCGAGATCAAGGGCAAGTTCACCGCCGAATACGACCAGACCACGTTGCGGACGGCGTTCCTGTCCGACACCGACGTCTCGCTGCTCATCACGTTCACCGGGGCCACGATCGGCGCCGGGAACGCGGTGTTCCAGGTGGCGTTGCCCGTCGTCCGGCTGGAGGGCGACCTGCCCGAGGCGAACGACGGTGACCTGGTCACGATCGACCACTCGTTCACCCTGATGGACGGGCTCGTCGCATCGACCCCGGTCCAGATCGTGCAGACCACGGCGGACACGGCGCTCTGATGCCAGGAGGACAGCGTGCGGTCGACGTCTCGGTGGACGCGGCGGACTTCGCCGCGCTGCTCGGTCGCACGTCGAGGCTGTCCCCCGAGCTGAAGAAGGCGCTCCGGAAGCGCATCCGGGACGCCGGCACCACCGCGGCGAACGCAGCGAAGGACGAGGTGCAGAAGGCGCCGCTCACGCACGGGCGGCGGCCGAAGGACCGCGGCCTGCGCAAGGGCATCGCCCGGGGCATCAAGGTGCAGATCGCGGCGAGCCAGAACTCGAAGCGGGTCGGAGTCGTGATCAAGTCCAGCGGCTCCGGCCTGCCCGCCGAGAAGAAGCCTCTCGTCCGCCGCTGGAACCGGGTGAACGGGTTCCGTCACCCGTTGTTCGGCGACAAGGACCACTGGTACCCGCAGAAGGGCCGACCCTACTGGGGTTCGGTCATGAGCAGGCGGAAGGACGAGCTTGCCCGACAGGTCCGACAGGCCCTGGACGAAGCTCTGCAATCCCTGACCGACTGACCTCGGTCGAGACCCACAGGAGAAGACGATGCGATTCCAGATCGGTGACCGGACCTACAACGTGGATGCCATCAACAAGGCGTCCCTGACCGACATCCTGAACCTGAAGAAGTTCACAGGGCTCACCCTGGCCGAGGTCCAGGAGGGCCACGCGCGGCTCCAGAGCTTCACCAACCCGGAGGACGCCCTGTCCGACACCTCGGCGCTGATGGCGCTCGGTGCGGCCATCTGGCTGGCCCGGTGGAAGGGCGGGGACAAGCTCACGTTCGAGGAGGCGTGCGACTTCCCCCTCGACGAGCTGGTCATCCTGCCCGACCCGGGCGACCAGCCGGCCGAGCAGGACGCCGACCCTTCCCTGTAGGCCCGGCGGGGTTCCGCTCGGGGCGCAGGCGGCCCCAGGCGGCCCGTCCGGGCGTGTTTCCCATCGAGGACATCGAGGAGTCGGTCGACGACCACATCCTCGTCGTGGCGCACGTCTGGCCCGGCATCACCCCGATGAACGTCTGGGAGATGCCCTACTACCTGTGGTGCAAGTTCGCCGAGGCCGCCGAGGAGTGGGCCAAGGCCAGGCAGAAGGAGGCTGAGGATGGCTGACTCGACGTCGCTCACGTTCCGGCTGTTCGGTGTCGACGTCTCGGCCAGCGACACCCTCGACCGGTTGGCCGAGCACGCGGGCCGGACCGGCGACCACATGAAGGAGAAGCTCGCCGCGGGGGCGGCGGCTGGTGGGGCCGCCCTGGTCGCCGGGCTCATGGAGTCCTTCGACCAGGAGCAGTTGAACGCCAAGCTCGCGGCGCAGCTCGACCTCAACCCGGCGCAGGCCAAGGCAGCCGGCCAGACCGCGGCCGGGCTCTACTCCTCGGGCTTCGGGGAGAACCTGGAGCAGGTCAACGAGGGCATCAAGAGCGTCTACCAGAACATCGGGGACACCTCGTCGGCGCAGGGTGGGCTCCAGGGCGTCACCTCGAAGGTGCTGACCCTGAGCCAGACGTTCGACCAGGATCTCGGCGGGACGACGGCCGCGGTCGGGCAGCTCATGAAGACCGGCCTCGCCAGGAACGCCGACGAGGCCCTGGACATCATCACGAAGGGCCTCCAGTCCGGCGCCGACAAGTCCGGCGACCTCCTGGACACCTTCAACGAGTACGGCACGCAGTTCCGGAAGGTCGGCATCGACGGTGCCACGATGACCGGCATCCTGTCGCAGGGCCTGAAGGGCGGGGCGCGGGACGCCGACCTCGTGGCGGACTCCATCAAGGAGTTCAGCATCCGGGCGATCGACGGCAGCAAGACGACGGCGGAGGGCTTCAAGGCGCTCGGGCTGAACGGCAAGCAGATGGCGGCCGACATCGCCGGGGGAGGCCCGAAGGCGGCTGCCGCGCTGGACACGACCCTCGATCGCCTGCGGGGCATCAAGGACCCGGTGAAGCAGTCGGCCGCCGCCGTGCAGTTGTTCGGCACGCAGGCCGAGGACATGGGCAAGGCGCTCTACTCGATCGACCCCTCGAAGGCCGTTCAGGGACTCGGCCAGGTGTCCGGCGCCGCCAAGAAGGTGGTCGACGGCATGGGGGACACCCCGGCCGCCAAGATCGAGACCTTCAAGCGCGGGCTGTCGCAGGGGTTCACCGACGTGGCCGGCAAGCTGGCACAGTTCGCCACCGCGAACTCCTCCTGGCTCGTCCCGCTCGTCGGCACCCTGGCTGGCATCGCTGGCGCGATCTGGGCCGTGAACGCCGCGACGACGGCGTGGAAGGCCACGCAGACCGCGATCAGCGCCGTCACGAAGGCGTGGACGGCGATCCAGGCCGCGTTCAACGTGGTGATGAACATGAACCCGATCGGGCTCATCCTGATCGGGCTCGTCGCCCTGGGCGCCGCCCTCGTGCTGGCCTACCAGAAGTCGGACACGTTCCGGGCGATCGTCCAGGCCGCGATGAAGGGCGTCGTCGCCGCGTTCAAGTGGATCGTCGATGCCGGTAAGGCCGCGTGGGACTGGCTCAAGCCGAACGTGTTCGACAAGATCGTGCTCGCCGCGCAGGTTCTGGGCTCCTGGTTCAAGAAGCTGTGGACCGACTATGTGACCCCCGCGTGGAACGGCATCAAGCAGGCGATCAGCGTCGTGTGGGGCTGGATTCAGACGCAGTGGGCCGCCATCAAGCTGGGAATCCAGGTGCTCGGCCAGGGATTCTCGAACCTCTGGCATAACTACGTCGCGCCGGCCTGGAATGGCATCAAGAGCGCCATTTCCACGGCCTGGACCTGGGTCAACAACAACGTGTTCACCCCGTTCAAGAACGGCCTGTCGGCCCTGGGGACGGCGTTCGAGCGCGCGAAGGACGGCATCACGACCGCCTGGAACAAGGTGAAGGAGGCCGCCGCCGCGCCCGTCCGGTTCGTCGTCAACACGGTGTTCGGCGGGATCATCTCGAAGTTCAACGACATCGTGAGCAAGGTCGGCGTCCCAACGCTGCCCGTGCCGCACGTGGCGTTCGCCGTCGGTGGTGCCGTCCCGTCCAGGTTGGGGCGCAAGGGGCAGGACTCGGTTGCTGCGCTGCTGACCCCGGACGAGCACGTCTGGACGACGGCAGAGGTCGACGCCGCGGGCGGGCACGCCGCGGTGGAGCGCCTGCGGGCGCTCGCCATGTCCGGTGCGCTGGACGTCTCGGGTGACTCCGGCGTGGCCGTGGTCCGCGGGTACGCCGACGGCGGTGCGGTCACCGCCGACCAGGTGGCGCGCGTCGCCGCCGTCCGGAACTGGATCCCCTCGGTGGACCCTCTGCCCTACGTCTGGGGCGGGGTCGGCCCCGGCGGCTACGACTGCTCCGGCCTGGTCGGCGAGGTGTGGGCTCGGCTGACCGGCCGCCCGTCCTACCGCCGGTACATGACCACGAACACGATCCTCGACTCCCCCGGCAGCCTCGGGCTGGCCCCGGGGCCTGGCCTGTTCTCGATCGGCGTCTCGCGCACGCACACCGACGGCAACCTGGGCGGGCTCGGGTTCGAGGCCGCCAGCACGAAGTCGGGCATCCACGTGGGCGGCGCCGCGAAGTCCGTCGGCTCGTTCCCGAGCATCTTCCACCTGTCCTCGTTCGGCACGGCCGGCGCCGACACCGGAGGCAAGGGCGGCGGCTGGCTCGACCCGGTGGGCTGGGCCAAGGCCGCCGCGAAGAAGGTCATCGAGGCGTTCGTCGGGCCGCTCTGGAACAAGCTGTCGGGCATGGGTGGGATCGTCGGCCAGATGGCTGTCGGCATGGGCAAGAAGCTGATCGGCGGCATCTTCGACTCCGGCGGCGTGCTCGGCACCGGGGCGTCGATGGTCTACAACGGGACCGGCCGCCCGGAGGCCGTCCTGACCGGCTCGCAGTGGGCCGACGTGTCCTCGATCGCCTCCCTGGCGACCGGCCGTAGCGGGCGCTCGCGTCTGACCGGCGGCGGCCTCGGGGGAGGGAACGTCGAGGTGCACCTGCACCTGTCCGGCTTCGCCATCGGCAACGAGCAGCAGATGGTGCGGCAGCTCAAGACCGCGTTCGCGTCCGTTACCGGGACCGGGCTCCGCTTCGCTGGTGCCTGACCCACAGAGAGGAAGATCATCATGACTGGCGACACCATGAAGTGGACCGGGGCGCTCACCGTCGAGAAGTTCGACGAGGAGCAGACCGCCGACGCCATCACCCGGACCGGGCTCGCCCGGCCGACGGCCGCCGACTTCGCCGCGCTCGGGATGGCCCCGCGCGAGGTGGTCGAGTCCGGCCCGAACCTCATCACCACCAACGGCCTGAACCGGGTGATGAACCTGCTCATCGGCACCGGCCAGGCCGCGAGCAACACCGCAGCCCGCATCGGCGTGGGCGACGGCAGCACCGCGGCGAGCGCGTCCGACGTCGACCTGGCCGCCTCCGCCGGCTCGACGCACCGCTACTTCATGACGATGGACGCCACCTACCCGCAGGTGTCCGGTGCCGTCGCCACCTTCAAGGCCACGTTCGCCAGCGCGGACGGCAACTTCGCCTGGGCCGAGTGGTGCATCGACATCGGCACGCCGACCGTCTCGGCCGGCACCACCGTGAACGCCCTGATGCTGAACCGGAAGGTCGCCAGCAACGGCACGAAGTCCAGCGGCACGAGCTGGGTGGCAACCGCCACGATCACCCTCTCCTGATCCACCCCGCTCCACCTGAGACCCACACGGGAGGAGGTGCCTCGTGACGACGTTGATGTCGGACGACGGAACCGGCAAGACCGACGGCACCGCGCTGGACACCGCGAAGTGGACCACCGAGGGCACGACGGCTGGAGGTGGCACCGCCACCTACCAGTCGTCGGCCCTGAAGTTCCAGAGCGGCAACCAGGGTGGCTACGCAGGTACGTCGCGCACGTCCCGCTCGTTCAACATCACGTCACCGGCCGACGTCGAGATCACCGGGACCTTCGCCCACGACGCCAACGAGGCATACCCGCTGGTCATGGCACGTGCCACGACGAGCACGGTCGACTACAACAACGGCTACTACCTGAAGCTCGGCAAGGACTCGGTCATCCGGATCGGGAAGACCGTCAGCTTCGCCGGCACGACGCTCGGGTCGGGCAGCATCACCCCGGCGTCGAACACGACCTACGGCTTCCGGTTCCGGGTGGTCGGCACCAGCCTCAAGGCCCGCATCTGGACTGGCACGGAGCCATCCACGTGGGACATCGACATCACCGACTCGACGTTCACCAGCGCCGGGAAGGCGGGCATCACCATCGGCGCCGGCAACGCCGCGGTGAACCACGCCGTCACCTTCGACAACATCGTCGTCACCAACGGCACCACGGACGTCAGCCTCACCGAGACCACGACGCTCGCCGACGCCCTCTCGGTCACGGCCGCGGTGCCGATGACCGAGACGGCGAGCATCACTGACGGCACCCTCACCATCGCCGTGCCGAAGGCGCTGTCCGAGACCAGCACCTTGACCGACGGAACCCTGGCGGTAGCCGCCGCGGTCCCGCTGGCCGACACGGGCACGCTGGCGGACGTCCTGTCCGTGCAGCGCACCCTGACCATGTCCGACACAGGATCGCTCGCCGACGCGCTCGCAGTGACCGCGCAGGCCCCGTTCTCGGACGTCGGAACCCTGGCCGACGACCTGACCGTCGAGTCGTTCTTCCTCCGGCACGACCTGAAGACCGAGATCGAGTTCACCCCCGGCGTCTGGACGGACGTCAGCGCCTACGTGGTGGCCGAGTCGGAGTCGACCGGCACGTTCGGGCGGCCGACCCGCTACGACGACGTGGGCGCGTCGACCTGGCAGACGACCCTGCGCAACAGCGGCGGGGAGTTCACCCCGACGAACATCAACAGCGCGTTCTACCCGAACGTGGCGAAGGGCAGGGGCTTCCGCACATCGCTGACCTACTCCGGCCAGGACTACCCGCTGTTCTGGGGCCGGATCACCGGCATCACCCTGCCCGCGGTCTCCGACATCGCCAACTGCATCGTCGTGATCCAGGCCGCCGACGTCATGGCCGACCTCGCGCGCAAGACCCTGCTCTCACCGTTCGTCGAGGAGTCCCGCCGGCAGGCCACCATCCACACCGCCGGCTGCGACGTCTTCCCGTTCAGCCCCTCGCAGGTCGCCACCGACACGACCTCGATCGCCGTCGCGTCGACCACGTTCGAGAACAAGGGCATCGTCTTCACGGGCGGTACCAAGCTCGGCACGATGTACGCGATGGCCTCGGCGAACGGGGCCGGCGCGGTGAAGTCGGCCGCCCAGGACACTGACGGCGCGCTGATCGAGGGGCAGCTCACCTTCGAGATCGGCGACAACGGGTTCGGGAAGCAGACGCACCCGGTGCTTGTCGTGAAGCCGCAGGTCGGGTTCCAGCAGGCCGAGTTCTTCTTCAAGCTGCCCAAGGACGTCCGGATCCCGACCTACACCACTGGCACGCACACCGTGACCTCCGGCCAGTCGTGGGCCACGATCCGCGACCTGTACGGGATGACGTACAACCAGCTCCGCGACATCAACGACGGGACGCTCGGCGCGCTGGCGGTCGGCCAGGTGGTCAACATCCAGGCGAACACGAACGCCTCGGAATGGATACTCGCGCACTTCTGGGCCGGGTCAACCGAGGTGTTCCGCCTGGTGCTGGGCAACTTCCAGGACACCGTCTGCCTGGCCGTGAAGAAGCCGGACAACAGCGCGCAGTACATCCTCAACAGCATCAACCTGGCCGACGAGAAGTGGCGCAAGGTCACGCTGTTCAAGACCGGCACGAACAAGATCCGCATCAACGTGAACGACTCCACGTTCGGTGCCGAGCAGACCTTCTCCACCGACATCACGTCCATCGACACGGTCTACCTCGGCGGCCGGGTGACCCCTGGGCAGACCGGCCAGCAGGTGCAGTGCCCGCCCGTCAGCCTGTCCGGCGTCGCGTTCCAGCAGGCCGTGTGCGGCGTCTGGTACTGGTACTGCCTCGGTGCCCCGCCGGCCAACATCACGGCCCGCGACCGGCTGCTGGAGCTGGCTGCCTATGCCTCTCCGGTGGCCCTGGCTGTCGACGTGCAGGGCGACCTGACCTCGAAGGTGGTCCGCACCGCCACGACCGGCCGCAGCGTCCTGGAGTGCCTCCAGGAGCTGGCGCGCACCGTCCTGGGCTACCTGTGGGTGGACCCGGCGACCGGGACGCTCCTGCTGGTGAACCCCGTCGTCACGACGACGCCGATCGCCACGGTGACCCTGGACGCGGACGACGACGGGGGAACCCCTCCGCAGTGGCGGGACACGATCGACGCGCACCCGACGCGCGTCATCGCCACCTGCCCGTCCGGCTCGGCGACGAGCATCAACGCCACGGCCGAGGCGTCCGGCGCGTACAAGGAGGGCACCCTCTCGACGTGCTCGGCGACCGTGGCCGGCGCGCAGGCCGTCGCCGACCGGGCCGTCTCGACCGGCAAGAGCCTGAACCTGACGAACCTGACCATCGACCTGATCACGGCGCAGACCCCGCTGTGGGGCAAGGTGCTCCCCGGGCTCGCCCCGGGCGCCCCTCTGCGCGTGAGCAACATCCCGGCCGTGCTGTTCTCCTACGACACCGCCGACGTCCAGGTGGAGACGTGGACCTACGCCTTCACCATCGACACGGCCTCGGTGACGATGGAGACCACGCCCGTGAGCACCTCGAACAGCGGCGGAACCCCGACCCTGGACTCGTTCACCGTCACCGGGTCGATCAGCAGCCAGAGCGGCAACACGGTGACCGTGGCGAAGCCCTCCGGGGCCGTCACGGGCGACCTGCTGGTCGGCATCATGACCTGCGACAGCACGGGCTCCGTGGCCGCTCTGGCGCCCCCCGACGGGACCTGGACGGCGCAGGGTGCGGGAGGGACCGGAGACTCCGGGTTCGGCCAGGTGTGGACCAGAGCTGTCGGAGCGACCGAGCCCACGACCTACGACTTCACCGTCGGCGGCACGACGGGCTCCGCGGTGCTGCTGACGGACGACTTCACCGGCTCGAACGGGGCCTCGCTCAACGGCGCGAAGTGGACGGCGGCCGAGACCCGCACCGGGGCCACCCGGCAGATCCAGAGCAACAGCGCCCGGCTCGACCCCGGCTCGAACACCGGCTACAACGGCCGCGTCAGCATGAAGGCCGCCATCTCCGACAAGGCCGACGTCGACCTCCTGCTCTCGGTGAAGGTCGCCAACCTCGACACCTTCCCGCAGCTCGTCCTGCGCGGAGACTCCGGTGTCCTCGGCCAGAACGGGTACGAGTTCCGGCCCGGCGTCGGCTCGTCCGGCTCGCGGCTGGCGAAGGTGTCCAGCTACACCCCGACGATCTTCGGGTACATCCCCGGGCAGATCGCGGCGAACACCTGGTACAAGGTCCGGTTCCAGGCCGTGGGCACCACGATCCGCGCCAAGATCTGGCTCGCCACCGACACCGAGCCCGTGAGCTGGGGCATCTCGGTGACCGACTCCACGCACACGGCCGCCGGCCCGATCGGCATCGCCAACGGGGGAGGGAACGTCGTCGGCTCCTACAGCTACTTCGACGACGTGGTGATCTCCGACCCGAACGCCGTGACGGCGATCCCGGAGGCCAAGGTCACACTCCTGCGGGTGGCCGGCGCGGACACCGCCGACCCGGTGCTGGTGGCTCCGTCCTGGACGAACAACGGCTCGTCGACCACGAGCCACGACGCCGCCGGCCTGACGATCCCCTCCGGCGGCGGGCTGCTCGTCGACCACTGGCACATCCTCACCGCGGGCGGCGGGTCCGGGGGCGGTTCCGGAGGCTCGGCGAGCGCGTTCTCGTTCGGCATGAGCGGGCTCGACTCGGCGGCCGACGTCACCAACGCCACGACCTGGCTCACCAGCCACAACCTGAAGGCGATCGGGCACTGGACCGACGACACCGTGGCGTCCCAGCAGGGTGCGTTCGGCATCGCGTCCGGCGGGAAGTTCGGGGCCTGGACCGGCATCCTCGACGTGGCGGTCGGCGGCATCTTCGACCAGGCCCACGGCGGGGACGTCGGCGGGGACACCTGGGCGAAGGCCGCCGCCGGCAACTACGACGCCCGGTGGACGACCGCGCTCAACGCCATCAAGACCGCGTGGGGCGCCCGGTCCCCGGGGAACCTGCACCTGCGGTTCGCGCACGAGTGGAACGGCTCGTTCAGCCCCTGGGCGGTCACGAACGCCACCGTCGCCTCGTTCAAGACCGCGTTCCAGCGGTTCGCCAACCTGGCGCACTCGATCATCCCGGGCGTGCAGGTGGTCTGGTCGCCGAACGACGGCACCAGCTCGCTGACGCACGTGGACGACGGCTACCCGGGTTCGACCTACGTGGACGTGATCGGGCCGGACTCCTACAACGCCTGGCCGCACGTGAACACGCTCGCGGCGTGGAACTCGAAGATCAACGGCGTGGACGGGAACGGGAACCCGGTCGGCATCGAGTCCTGGCGGCAGTACGCCCTGACCAAGGGCAAGCCGCTCGCGCTGCCCGAGTTCGGCAACCCCGCTGTCGACCTCGGCGGGGCCGGTGGAGGCGACGCGCCGTTCTACGCTGAGGCGATCCTCGCCTGGTTCAAGAACAACGGCGGGTTCGGCGCCGGCCAGGTCAAGTACGCCTGCTACTTCAACATCGGGACCGTGGGAGGGTACCCGCCCGACTACCTGATCTGGGCCTCGGGCTCGAACGGCACCGTTCACCAGCCGCTGACCGCGGCTGCCTTCAGAGACGGAGTGTGACCCATGCCAGAGATCGTCTGGACGCTCCCCGACGGCCAACAGCTCGTCGGGACGCTCTCGCAGACCATCGTGAACGCCGCCGACCTGACCGGCGTCGCCGAAGTGGCGGCCGGCGCGACGGGGGCCAAGACGGCGACGACGAGCCTGTCCGCAACCCCCCTGGGGAGCCTGACGCTCGCGCTCGCCATCCGTCCGTCGGGCACGGTTACCCCGCCCCCGGTGGACCCCGGCCTGCCCTCCAGCACGATCACGATCGGCACCCAGTCCCGCGCCCTGGACGGCGTGAACCCCGGCTCGACCGGCGGCACCGGGGGAGACTCCGGGTACTCCGGGTACCGCGGCCCGAACCAGCTCATCTACTACTCGAACCCCACCGTCACCGTGACGATCACCAACCAGTGGGGCTGCGAGGTCGTCGTCAACGCGACGACGAACGTGGTCGAGTCCGTCAACGACCGGCAGCCGACCGGCGACCTGACCGGGACCACCATCGCGTCCGGGAAGTACGTCCTCAGCGGGCACGGCACGGCGCGGGACTGGCTACTCACGAACGCCATCGTCGGAGCGACGATCTCCTTCACGGGCGTCGTCAACCCCGACCCGACCCCCGACCCGACGCCGAACCCGACCGGCGCGTACCCGACGAAGGCCATCTCGATCTACAAGATGATGTGGTCCTCGAACGGGCCGAACATCTCGACGATCCCCTCGGGCTGCAACGTGATCCGGCTCGCGTTCGGCCAGGGGTCGCCACCGGCCCTGGTTGGCTGGGGCGC